TCCTGAAGCAGAAGACAGTGGAGCAGTTAATGTTACTGTTGGTGAATATAGAATGGTTGCTGGGGGTGTTGATGGAAAAACTATAACATTATTTGATAAAGATAATTTAAATAATTTAGATATAACAAAAGATTTAAAAGCTGATATGCCACTTGAAGGTTTTAATATACCTCCAGGAACAACAATTGTTAGTATTGATGGACCAAATAAAATAACACTTAGTAACCCTGTTACTAGTCTTGATGAAAATATTCTTTCATTTAAACAACCACCAACTAATTTAGCTGCTGTTGCGCAAAGTAAACTTAATGCACAACAAAATCTTCCAACCGACAAGGGTGGAAATCCTATAACGCCAGAAAAAGCAGAAAAAGGTGTACAACCAGCAGAAGAAGTTAAATCATCTGCTACAAATGATTCAATACCAACAATACCACCTCCAAAATCTTCTAACAATGAAAGTAAATCTTCAGCGGGTATTAAGGCACTTATTGCTGCAGCTGATAAAGTTGGATTAACAACTAAAGAGCAGAAGTGCGCTTTACTTGGAATCTGTGGTGGAGAATCTCAATGGATTCCACAGGAAGAAGGATATAATTATGGTAGAGAAAATCTAAAGAAAACATTTAGATTTGTGACAGATGCTGATGCAGAAAAATATTCTAATGCAAAAAAGAAGGGGATGAGTAGAAAGGAATTTTTTGATTTCATATATCATCCTAAAAATAATGGAAAAAATGTTGGCAATACTCAACCAGATGATGGTGGAAAATTTTATGGGCGTGGTTTTATTCAATTAACTGGAAGATGGAATTACGAAAAATATACAAAACTTGCCAAAGCAAATGGTGAGGATATAGATCTTGTTAATGATCCAGACATATTAGTCAATGATCTCGATAAATCTGCATATATTGCAGCTCTTTTTATAAAAAATGCAACGCCGAAATCTGTTCGTCCGAATGATAATAATGGATATTTTATAGCTGCAAGAAGTGCAACGGGTCACAATGCAGGTGATGGATATGAAAAAAAGAGAACATATTATGAATATTTTTATGGACAACCAGATGCTACAGGTATTGGTAAAGATGCAGGTCCACCACCAGCAGAACCGCCAAAAGATGAGGATCCAAAAGCAGCAGTTGTTCCACAACCATCTGTACAAAGTCAATCTACTGGATCCACTACAATAGGTTTCAGAGATCCAAATAACAAATATCCTCTAAGATCTCACATCAATGAACCAGATACTAATCGTTTAGCACGTGGTGATGAAGAACGAACTATTGTTAGGTACAAAGATAAGTTAAGAAAAACTTCTGTACCGAAAGCGATGGAAAGTGAGAATGGTTCATGGGAACAACCACTATCTGCATATAGCGCTCAATATCCATTTAACAAAGTTTATGAATCAGAGTCTGGTCACATTCAAGAGTTTGATGATACTCCTGGATATGAAAGAATACATACATATCATAGATCGGGCACATTTACTGAAGTCAATCCAGATGGCACTCAAGTTAATTATATACATGGCGATAGTTTTACTATTGTAGAAAGAAATGGTTGTATTAACATAGAAGGTGAATGTAATATAACTGTCGTTGGATCTGCAAACGTACTAGTACAAAATCATGCTAATGTAGAAGTTTTTGGTAACACACAATTAGATCTCAGAAGAAACGCATTAGTTAGAGTTGGTAAACAACTAGATGTTATTGTTAATGAAGATATAAACATTAAAGCTGGTGGAGATTTAAATATAGAAGCAGCTAATGTTAATGTGAAATCTAGCGGAGATATAAATTTAGAATCAGCTGATTTAAATATAAACTCTAAGGGAGATACAAATTTCCTCACTGGAACTTCTTTGAGATTAACTTCAACATTTATGGATTTGTCAGCTGGTAGCTTATTGAATGTAGACTATGCTCGTGGAGAATTTGGTAATGGTGCAGCTACTGCCAGTTCAAAAACTATCGATGCTATAGATTTAACAGCAGTAGAACTTGGTTCACCTTCTTTAAAAAGAGTTCCTTATGGTGGTCAGATAGAAAGAAAAGCAGAAAATCAAACAGTAGCTGAAACACCAGAACAGGCAGGAACACCTGAAGGAAGAAGAGCAACTCATGAGTTGTCACAAAAGGAAGGAGTGCCAAATCCACCACCTCTGCCAACTCCAGATGAATCAAATGAAGCAGTTGGACAGAATGCTCCTGCTGTTGCTCCACCTACGACTGGTGCTACTACTGCCCCTTCTCCTACTGGGGAAAAAACAGCAGTTAGTGTTGATTGTACTATTATTAATTCAACTAAAGATTTTACAAGAGATTTTAGATTATCTAAAAATATTACATTAGGTATGTTGATTTGTGATAATAAACATATCTTAACTTCTCAACAACTTACTAATAATGTTACTGGTAAACCACATGTATATACACCTCAGGAAATAGTTTGCAATCTTGCTAACTTAGCACAAAGTTGTTTAGAACCAATAATAGGTATTTTACCCGAAGAAATTGGTGGATATGGTAGATTATGGACATTCACTTCTGGTTATCGTTTAAGGGGTGTTTGTGGAAATGAATCACCAACTTCAGATCACTGTAAAGGTCATTGTGCAGACATTCAACTTATTAAAGCTGGAAATAAAGCACAAGCACATTATGAATTAGCTAATAAAATACAAGGACTTGTTCCTTTCGATCAATTGATTTTAGAATATCGTGCTCCTACTAGTATCTGGATACATATTGGATATCATAGTGATAGAAATAGAAATATGGCATTTACTATGGTTAATGACAGAACATATAAACGAGATTCTGGTGGCAATCCATCAGGTTTTTATCTACTAGATGGTCCAATTCCACCAAAAGGATAAATAAAATTGACTTTTACTCCATCTGATGAAATACTATCAACTATAAATGAAAATGTTAATTTTTCGTTTTCTATAACATATGAAACCGATCAAACAACATATCCAGTTTTAATAACAGCATTGGAAGAAAATCCAAATACTGTTATTATTTCTGAAAATATTATAAGTGGTTATTTTTATGATAGTTTTGTTAATACCATAATTTATAAAACAAAAGAAAATGATATCGTAACGGTTAATAAATTTGAAGAAATTGATAAAACAAATTTAAGTGATATTGTATCATATAAAGCGGACGTAAATCATTATAAAAATTTCACATATAGAGCGGATGCTATTTCTGTAGATGGTAGCGTTGTTATAGATTCTAAAGTATATACAATCATTGTTTCTAATGATTGGACAGAAGGTAAAGAAAATTTACATAAATTTTTGGAGTATACAATTGCCAGCCGTAACTAGATTAGGAGATATGTCAACAGGTCATGGTTGTTTTCCACCAACTGCTATGATTCTTACCCCCGTATCTAAAACATATTTTAATGGAATATTAGCTGGAGTGATGTCTACGCAATGTCAGTTTGACACTCACTCTTGCCCACCAATAGTACATCCAGCTTCAGAAAGATTTATTAGCTCTGGCGCTTCTAAAACTTATATAGAAGGATATAAAGCAGCAAGAATCGGGGACAGTATAGAATGTGGAGACGCAGTTGCAGAAGGATCCTCAAATTCTTTTATAGAGTAGCATAAATAATAGTATGACAATAAACACAAGAACTTTCAAGGATTTAGATTTCTCGTTCACTGCTCATCCAGTGACAGGAGATGTATCACGTAAATATGATGAAAATGCTATTAAAGCATCAGTTAAAAATTTAATTTTAACTTCTAATTATGAGAGACCTTTTCATAGCGAAATAGGATCCCCAATAAGACGTTTATTATTTGATTTGCCTTCTCCGATGTTTGTGTTTTCTATGAAACGAGCAATAACAGATGTGATTTATAATTATGAACCAAGAGTAGAACTTATTGATGTTATTGTGAAAGATAATCTAGATCAAAATGAAGTAGTAGTAACAATAGAATTTAAAATAGTAAATACAGAAAGACCACTTTCTTTAGAATTAATATTAGAAAGATCTCGATAATGGCTATAAACAATAAAAGAATTAGCGTTGCAGAATTAGACTTTGATTCTATTAAGGCAAATATTAAAGAATATTTAAAAGGTCAATCTGAATTTACAGATTATGATTTTGAAGGTTCTGCGATGTCTGTTCTTATAGACATTCTTGCATATAATACTCATTATAACGGTATTTATACCAATCTTGCTGTTAATGAGATGTTTCTAGATTCTGCAAGCAAAAGAAGTTCTGTTGTATCTATAGCGAAACAATTAGGGTATACTCCAGTTTCAGCAGTCTGCGCTTCTGCTGTGGTTAATCTTACCATAGCTTCTCCAACTTCTTCTCCAGCAGTTGTTGTTCTTCCAGCATTACAACCATTTACAGCTAATGTTGATGGTAATACATTCACATTTTATAATAGAGAAGCATTAAATACTAGTAAAAATGCTAATAATTTATATCAGTTTACTGATGTTAAAATTGTAGAAGGAAAACCATTACAGTATAAGTATACATATACAAGTGGATTAAAAATTATTATTCCAAATGCTAATGTAGATTTAGATACATTATCTGTTCGTGTTCAAGAAACAGCTTCATCCGATGTTTATAAAGTTTACAATCGTGTTAAAGACTTAGTTACTGCAAATGAAAGTACAAATGTTTTCTTTATTAAAGAAATAGATAATGGATATTATGAATTAAATTTTGGTGATGGTATTGTTGGAACACAATTGTCAGAAGGAAATGTTATAACTTTAAATTATTTTGTTTCTAGTTTAGATAAAGCAAATAATATATCTGGTTTTACATATGGAGGAAGCACATTACTTGGAAGTAATCTTTCAGTAGTTACAGTTAGTAGTTCTAGCGGTGGTGCTGCGCCAGAATCAATTTCTTCTATTAAATTTAATGCTCCAAGAACATATGCTGCACAAAATAGAGCAGTAACTCCAGAAGATTATAGAGTATTAGTGCATTCTATTCTACCAGAAGCAGAATCAATTGTTGTATGGGGTGGGGAAAATAATATTCCAAAAATATATGGAAAAACATTTATTTGCGTTAAACCAACAACATCGACTAGATTAACTACTGTTCAAAAACAATATCTAGTTTCAAGTCTATTAAAAAGAAATGTTGTTTCTATAACTCCAGAAATTGTTGATCCAGAATATTTAAATGTGAATATAGATGCTACAGTTTATTACAATGACAGAGAAACAACAAAAACTCCTTCACAACTCGTAACTATCGTTAAGGATGCCATTATAAAATATAATAATGATGAATTAAAATCTTTCGAAGGATTATTAAGATTTTCTAAATTAAGCAGAATAATTGATTCTTCTGATGCGTCTATAACTAATAACGTATCAAAACTTACTATAACAAGAAGAATTACACCAAAATATAATGTTAATGCTGAATATAATATTAACCTCATCAATCCAATAAGTGAAGAAGGTAATAAAAGTGGACCAGTGTTTTTATCAACTGGTTTCATAATTCCAAATAGTACAAATGTTCATTATTTGGATGACGATGAAAATGGTAATATTAGACTATTCTATTATGATACAAACTATAATAAAATTATTGTTAATCCTATAATTGGAACCATAAATTATAGTAGTGGAATAATTAATATTAAAAATCTTCAAATAATTTCAATCGCTTCAGAAGCGTTCGAGATAACTGTTAGACCTGCTTCCTATGATGTAGTATCTGCATTAAATCAAATCGTTCAAATCGACGATGTTAATTTAAATGTCACGCTAGTCGCAGACAAAACATCTAGTGGAAACCTAGAAGCAGGGCAAAACTATATATTTACTCCTATAAGATAATTATGTAATGTCTAGAAATAAAATATCATCACTAGT